TCTAGAAGCGATGTCCGTGATGTCTGCAAGATTCTTAATGTTAGAGTCGAATGAACGCTCAAAGAGCCCATAAGAGGCTATGGAGTCGCTATCAGAGGTGCTGTAGGTTGATCCGTATCCTGTGGCGTATCGATAGATAAGGCTGTTACGGATGCGAGCAGTCTGAGTTGTTGAGGTGATAGAACTTGGTGTTGCATAAGACCCGTCAAGGTTAGTAAAGCCATTTGCTGCGAGATAGTTAGATCTGTGATCCGCATCGGCATAAGAGACATCTCCATCCTTTTCTTCGTACATCTGACCTAATGCGCTGTTAGCAATCTGATCGACAAGGCTAGAAGATTTAGCGGTAGCACTAGCTGCAAGTGCAATCATTGTGTAGAAGCCTGAGTCCACTTCACCAATGTAAGACTCCGCATTAGCCCATGTGACATCTGCTGGATAAGTTGCCCATGTAACAGTTGGTGTTACTTCTGCCCATGTAAGATTTAGGGCTGAGCCTAGAATGGCTGCAATCTGTGCGCCATCTAATCCTTCTGTAAGGGCTGTGTTATAGACAGTCTTAACGAGTTTAGCTAGTGACCCAATGCCTAAGATCGTGCCAGTAGTGACATAACCTGATTCCTCTGGGCTTCGCACACCGATGTTAAAGTCTGATACTTCTCCACCGAATACAGTTACATAAGTGCCAGATGAGTTTTTAAGCTCTAAAGTGACTGGCTCTGTGACATTGATGGTAAAGGGTGCATTGTTGTCATTGATGATCTCTACTCGGCAGTAACCTGCGGTGGCTTGCCGATCAATGTCTAAGCGACCAGATGCAAAGGAAACAGAGGTGACAGTCGTATAAACATCATCACCTACTGTAACTCGCCACTCTGGAAGCCATGTCATACCGCTGTTAATGTCCCTCTGTCTTGTGCCTCACGAAGTACATTGCTAATAGCCTCAGCGATAGCGTTAGGATCTCCCACGCCTGTGTTCACATTGATCACGAAGTCTCTGTCTCTTGAACCGACTGCGCCTGAACTAAAGATTGATCCGCCTTCTGCTGCTCTAAAAGACCCAGAATCAAATGAACCTATCGTGCCCTTAGCAAAAGAATTGACCAAAGCGTTAAATGCACCTGCATCTTCAATCGTCTGGAATACGGTTGCTGCGCCATCGACTAGCTTGCTAAACTCTCTACCATTTTCACCAATTACAGTGACAACCCCACCAAGATCTTCTACAGCTTTATTGATTTCTTCTGTGCTGCGAGCCTTGGTAAGTGGTCTGATTCCGTCAGGTGTTTGTAAAAATGGCATCAAGGCTTTTGGAATTGTAGTCGATGGTACACCACCATCTGGAGTGCCACCCTTGGGAGTGCCACCATCTGGAGTGCCACCCTTGGGAGTGCCACCATCTGGAGTGCCGCCCTTAGCACCATCACCACCCAAAGTAGGTGCTTTTATTTTAGATAAGAGGTCTAGCATCTCTCGGATCTTGCGTAATGCTTCATCTAGATTCTTTTGATCAATCAGATCTTTAGGCGTTAGACCTTTGAGGATAGATTCGATAGCAGCCATCTGAGTCTTTTGACCAGTAAGTGCACCAAGGATCTTTAGATCTTCATTAAGTTTTCCAGTTGCAGCAATGATGGCTGCTTCATCCTTAGCGGCAATCGCATCTTCAAGAGCAAGGATTGACTTCTTAACATTTAGGCGGGCTGTATCATTGGCAATCTGTAGCAATTCTGCCCCATTGGTTGCCTTAGCCAAGAGCTGAGCCTGATTGGTAAGAGCTGCCGCGTTCTGGATCTTATCCATGTCAAAGACATCTGTGCCCTTGTTAAGGGCGATGTTAGCCTTATCAAGTGCAGCTTGTAGCCGCTTGTCCTTTAGGATCTTGGCTTGATTCTTTGCTTGCTCTGCTGTGAGCTTTGTGATTGTCTTTTGATTCTTGACAGTTCTGTTATCGACTTGACCAGAGACAGTCATTGAGATGTTGCCTAGACCCTTGAAGGCTTTAGGATCTTTGTAGAAGAATGAAAGATTTTTTAAGTCAAAGTTTTCTCTAGTGATGGCAATGAAATCGCCTGTCTCACGGGCAAGGTTAGCAATGGCGTTAGCAATCGAGTTAATTCCTTTGACAACTGGATCAACAGTCTGTGATCCGGAAGCAGCTTTTAGGGCATCGATTAAACCTTCACCGATTGTTTCTTTTGCATTGTTACCTGCAATAGTTAATTTAGCAAGTGATCCTGCGTAAGAGTCTGCTGCTGAAACTGCTTGACCTGCAAAGAGAGTTGATAGACGAGCTTGGATTTCTTCAAAGGATGAACTTGTTAGCTCTGCCCTAGATAGTCCAACACCTAAACGACCAAGTGCCTGAGTCTGACCCAAGTATGCCTTCTGCAAGCTTTGTGACACTTGGGTGACTGACTTGCCTGTACCTGCGGCTATGTCTAATGCAAGGTTGAGTAATTCCTGTGACTTGGCAACATCGCCTGTGGCGCGTAGTAGTCGATCCATTGCAGGGCGTAACTCATCATCAAGCACACCTGTCTGCATTTCAAGACGAGAGATGAAGCCATTGACTGTGCCTACATTCGCACCATAAGCAAGACCTAGATTCTTTAGGGTAACGCCTAGAGACTTAGCAGCTTTATCATCTTCTGCAAAAGCCTTAACTGAAGCCTTAGCGTAAGACAAGATCTTTTGTGCGCTATAAACAGCAAGCAAACCTTTAGCAAGACCCTTGACATTCTTAGTCAATCTGTCTGTGGAAGTCTCAGCTTCCTTAAATGCCTTCTTGCCTACGAACTGTGCGGCTATGTCAATTCTTACATCTGCTGCCATTAGCGCACCTGTGTCCTTTTCTCGAACTCGACCTTGGACTTTTCAATAGCTTTGACAACAGCTGCATTAGCTTTGCCTTGATCTTCAGACCATGCACGAAAGATTGCGCGACCCTTCATCTTACGAGAAGCACGCCCTGACTGCCCTTCTTGTCTTTGATAAGCATTGACAATCTTGCCTGTGCGATCCATTGCATCAATGAACTGCTGACCAGCATTAGGGTTGTTAGACATTGACTCATTCTTAGAGCCTGATCTAATTGTCTTGCCAAAATTACGATGACCTACAGCTACGACCTGTGCTAATGGTGCTTGCGGTCTTCCCTGTGGATTCTTACGCCCAGCAGTTTCATAGATAGATCCTGCGGCAGAAGCATTAACAATGCGAGCAAGGGAGCGAAAGCCAGAGCGATTAACTTTAGAAGGCGTGGTCTTATACCCAATGCCACGCTTAGCATCTGAAGATGACCAGACTCGGTTGCCCCAAGTGCCATTATTGCTTTTAGCCCAGCCGCTTAAAGGTGCAGTTGATGGAATGAAACCGCGAGCCTTTGAAACAACAGGCTTCAACACTCCAGCGATCTCTTTCTGAGTTTCCTTAGCAAGATCAGGTGTGAACTTTCTGAGGGCTTTTCTAAGCTCTACCGCGCCCTTTACTTCTGTTGGCATCGCTCACCTCTTTCGCTTCATCTTTGAGCCCTTGCACAAGTGCATCGAGCATTGTCTTGTCTAACTCCAATAATTGCTGTGGCGCAATCCCCAATCTAATGCTTAGCCTAGCAATTAGATAGGTGAATGGAAGATCGCGCTTTAAGCTAAAGGGTCGGAGTCTAACACCTCAACACTTTTAAGTGTTTCGATGAACTCCATCCCAAAAGGCTTAACAGTTTCACCTGACCTGCGAATTACTTCATGAGCCAAAAGGTACACATGACTCTGCATCTCTTCGTTTCTGAACGCCTTATGAAACCCCATCTTTGTGTGCTGTTCGAAAAAGTATTCTACAGCAGGTGTGATTTCGCCCTCGATAACGCTTCCATCTTGTCGAACTATCTTTAGTTTTGCCATGTGTTGCCCCTTTGTTAGTTAGTTTTTACGCAGTTGTTACTGCGATTGTACCTGATACATTCCAAGTTACGCTCTGAGTTGAAAGGTCTGCAACAGCACCATTTACAGGTGTGATGTTATTGACCAAGCATGTCATTGTGTAAAGTGGATTGGTAGGTGCTGT